CATTTTTTATTCCTCCGTACTAATTGTTGGCTTACCATTTGAAAGCACTTCAAACTCTAATGCTCCTACATTTGTTGCGTCCCCAGAACCTACATTTGTAACATTAACTATACAATCAAATGATACTTTTGTTCCATCTGGAAATATCCATTCAAATTTACTCTCTAAATCTTGTGCATTTTTAAATAATAATCCTGCTACATAATCATTCCCATCATCTCCAACACACCTTTTACCACTTAATGAAATAGAAAATCCTTTTCCAGTTGACATTCTTCTAGTCCAACCTTCTTGGTCTAAAGCCGACCATTCTTCGATATTGTTATCCATAGATAATGAAAATGTTTCTAAATCTTTAATAGTTTTCATATCTGTTGGTTGAGTACTAGCAGCACCCTTTATACCTATTTTAAATTTATTTTGGTGTACTGGATAAACTCCACTTTCTACTTTAGACATTATCACTCATTCCTTTCATAATAAAATTCTATATCTATAACTCTTTCATATATTCCTTTTTCATCTGTTCCTACATCTATAGGCTCATTTGTATTTAACTTAATCATTTTTATTCTATGATTATTAATAACTACACTATTTTGCTTTAATATCTCTTCAAATAATCTATATGAGAACTCTTCTGTTTCCCTTGCATTTAAATTCCAATGTATAAGTACAGTAATTGCTTTTACTTCATAAGAAGAGTTTTCTCGCCCTCCTAGTGCTATTCTAGGAGATATAGTATTTTTACCTTGATATACTCCAATTGATTTATTATTCTTATTATCAAGCTTTCCTATATAATAGTTATCTGCTTTATTTTCAAGAGTTTTTAACCAATTTCTTATATCTGCTAAACCTAACATCAAACCCCTCCTAATCTTTTATAAAACTCTTTAAAAGTCTTTTGGCAGAAGTCCTTTTCTTCTCCATCAATCCAATCTGCATACCACTTACCTTTTGCATTTGTATTCTCATGGGTTTTGAAATTATATTCTGGATGATAATATAGCCTTCTTGCATATGGAGTTGATGAAACTAAAGTAACAGTTCCTTTTAAACTATTAGAGTAATCAACAAATGTACTCTCATTTTGAAGTGTTCCCTTATCAAACGGAATTACCTGTGCTTGTACTACTTCTGTATGTAAAGCTTCTGCAGTCATTTCTAAAGCTTGTATTTGTGCTCGTGTTAACTGTTTAATTCTTTGTTGATTAATTATTACAGTACTTGTCGCTCTTGCCATAACTTAAACCAACTCCAACTTAGTATAATTAACTGTTCCATCTGGATTACGTGCTTTTTCACCTTTGTATATATTTCTTTTACCCTCAAAGACTTTTACTTCTCCATCAGATATAACAGAAATACCAGGAGCAATATCTCCTGGTATCAAGACAGTTCCTTCTATTTTAATAAGTTTCTGTTCTGCTGTTAAAACCGTTTTAGCCTTATCTTGATAATTACATTTAGTATCAATTTCAATAGCTTTTAAAGGCTCACCATCTTCATTTATTCCTTCTTGAAAAATAATAACTTTAATTGGAGTTTTACAAAACTTTTTAGGTACTAAACATGGATATTTCATAATTAAAACCTCCTAAAACTTAATGAACATAATCCTGTTTGTTTTAATGTTTCATGTAACTCTGTTGGTATTGCAACACCTTTTATTAATTGAACATTCCAACTACCACCAAAGTTCATTGATACTCCATTAATGCTATAACTAGATAATACATTTTCAATAAGTTCTGCATTTTCATACTCAAACTCTGCTAATTCACAAGTTACTTCTTTAATAATATCCTTTTGAAAATCTGTTAATTTTTCAAACCCTAACCCCTTAATCCTATTAAAAGTTAATGTGTCAATATGCCTACTTGCTTTTCTTAATGATTTATCTATGTCACTATCATCTATTTCATTACCTTTAAAGATATCTGTATAATATGCTTTATCTACATATGACATATACTCACATCCTTAAATTAAAAGAAGGATACTATTGAGCACCCTTCTTTAATTCCTTATTTTCTTCTTTTAATTTTTTATTTTCCTTTTCTAACTTTAAAGCCTTTTCCTCTAAAGTTTTATACTCTTCATATGAAACTGATTTGCCAGCTCCATACTCTATTATGTTTCCTGCATCATCTATTATGTCATAACCTTGTGCTTGATACATATATTTTTGAGTTTCATCTATTGTATAAACCTTATTTCCTTTTGTTGCATTCATATATTATTCCTCCTATTTATTCAGCTTCTGCATTAATAGCAATACCACAAGCTTTATTTTTTATTAAGAATGTATCACCATACTCTCTAGTTTGATATACATACTTATCTGCTGTTCTTGAATCTGTACCTGGAGTAAATAACTTCATATATGCATATTTACTTCTAGTTACTTGGCATGATGGATGAATAAGTATCATATATATTTGTTTTGCATCACCTGCAGCAACACATCCATTAGTAAAATTATACTTAGTTTTCATTCTTCCAGATGGAACTTTAGTTATTTCTACATCATCTAAAGAGTAAACTCTTCTATCAATTTTCCCATTATTTGAATTAACATCAATATTTCTTGTTAATCCCTCTGCTTGCTTAATCATCTTATGAATTGACGGAATAACATAAAGTATTCTTCCTTCACTTGGAACTCCTGCATCATCCATTTTCTCCATTTGATCATCAAACCAATCTAAAATATTAGCTGTAGTTAATGTTGTTGTAGTGTCTACTACTGCTCCATTCGCTTCATAAGTCTTAGCTTCTGAATATAACTTAGAGTATCTATAAGAATCTCTTTCCGGAATAGCTTGCTCTGTTTCAAATGTATTTTGAACATTTGCTACTTCTATAACCAAGTTAGTTTCATCTATATCCATTGGATCTAAAGGGAATTCTATATCTCTATCATGCGCTAATTTCTTTGGTTCCCATTCATTAGATATACTCCCTGTATTAAATCCCATATTACTTCTGTTGTGGTCTTTATATCCACTAACTGTGATATTAGGTAATTTAATAGTTTGAGCATTAATAAATTTAACTTGTGGATTAGATTGTTCTAATGCATAAGATGTTAACTCCTTTTCATATTTTTGTTGTAATGCTTGTTCAAATTGTTCAGCGTAACTGTATACTGCCATAATTTCATCTCCATTTCTTATTTTTAATTAATTATTTAATTCCAAATGCTCTTGCTATTTCATCATTTGGATTTACTTTTTGTTTTGTATTATTAGCACCAATTATAAAACCATTTTTGTTTTGCTCTTGCTTTTGTTGTTCCCCTTTAAAAGAAGGGTATTTTTCTAATACCTTATCAATAGCTTGTTCCATAGTTAAATCATCATTAAGCATAGCCTTAGCTAATATAACAACATCATCTACAGAAGTTGATGCAACCCCTTTAGATAAACAAGTTACTTTTGTTTCAGCTAATAAAGCTCTTTCTTCAGCCGCAACTCTTGCCTTTTCAGCATTAGTTAAAGCTTCATTTTTCTTTTCCTCCTCTGTTTTTTGACTTTCTTGCCATTGCTTAAAAGCTTCTAACTCTTCCTTAGGAGGTTGATCTTTTTTTACTCTAGCAACTCTTTCCTTTACTATTTTGTCTAACTCCTCTTCGGTAAAAGTTTTAGCTTCTTCTCCTTTTCCTTCTCCAGCTTCTGGATCACCTTCATTGCCTGCTGAATTTCCTTCTCCACCAGTACCAGTTCCTCCATCTACTTGAAGTAACCTTCTCATTCCTATTCTTTTTCTTAAATTACAACTTGTTATAAACATAACTTCCCTCCATTTATAGTCTGTAGACTGTTATTTCCTTACGCAGTTTTAAGCCTTAAGCAAGTTTTGGGCATAATAAAAAGCCTTAGTTTCCTAAGACTTAATTATTTTTTTCAATTTTATAATTTTCCCACTTCTTATAAGCATCTACATACATTTCTTTTTTATCTCCATTGTATGTGCACTCATAATACATTCCATCAAATAAAGTAGTACTAAGTAGTGCTTTATTATTTTGCAGCGTTTTACAACTCCATACCATAAATACATTGTCTGTTGTAATTTTCTTTTTATCTGTTTTATCTAAATGTCTATTGGTATAATCACATACCTCTTGTTTGCACCATTCTAAAAATTCTTTTTCATTCATTACTTATTTACCTCCAATTCTATATTTTCTATTTCAGCTCTTTCTTTTAAATATTGAGCATACATTTCCATTGCTTTTAATTGACCATTCAATAAATCATAACTACAAGATGGTTTAAATGTTAAAGTACCCGCCTTATATTTCTTAAGCATATTTCTTAATCCATTTATTCTTATTTTTAATTGTAAATACTCTGCTCTAAACCTTTCTTTATAATCTGCACTCCCCATCATCTCAATGGTATCTTTTAATTCCATATTTTCAATCCCTCCTTAATTTTAAGCATAATAAAAGCACCTACTTATGTAAGTGCTAATTATCTTTTCTTTTTCCAAATTTCTTTTTTATTCTTATACTTCATCTTGTTTTCATTATCAAAACTTCTATTTTCAAGATTAGTGTATTTTTTAACTTGTCTTTCTATATAATTTTTCCATTGTTGCTCATTGTATAGTCTTATATTTTCTTCTTGTTGCTCTTTAGTAGTTATTTTAGGTTTAGAAGTTATTTCCTCAAAATATGTTGTATGACTATCTCTACAATTAGGGTGATATAATCCTTTTTCTATAGCCGAACTAAGTAATGGATATGGTCCATCTTTAGAACTTCCACCACTCCATACATCATCAATATATATTTTACCTTGATGTGGTGTACATTTAGGGCAACCTCCACCTCTACTTATCACTATAACTGTACTTATTCCCCACTCTTTTCTCTTATCTCCTTCCCCTTGAAGGTAAGCTCTTTTATTTGCTGTTCTAATAGCCATATCAACATAACTTACAACATTAACTCTAGCACCATTTTTATATTCTATACAATTAATACCGTTGGCCATAAAATCTCTACTTGCCATATCAATAGCTTTTTCTATGGTTCCAGCACCAGTATTAGCATATACTTGAGCATTAAATATTATTTTTCTATATTGATCATTGGCCATTCTTAACATTGCTAATTGTGCATTCTTAAAATCTTTCTTAGTAGCTTTAATTAATGCATTAAGTTTTCTATCATTTATTCTGAAAAACTTAGCATTTAAAGTAATATTCTTTTTCTTTCTTTTTTTGAATATATACCCTTCTCTTAATGCTGATAATATTTCAATTTCTTGTTGCATATTACCCTGTTTATAGGCTTTTTCTAATACTTCCTCTATCTGTTCATTAATAGTTGAAAAATATCCTTTGAATTTCTTTATATTATTACTTCTATACTTTTCTAATGCCTTAAGTTGCTCTGCTTGCCACATACTCCATTCAAAACCTTCTGTTTTTTCCCAATCAGTATGTCTTTTAATATTTCCAAGCATAGAGTTTATTAATTCTTCTTCTATCTTTTGAAACGCTACAACTATATCATAATCTTTATCCATTGCTATATACCTTATAGCCTTGCTCTTTATATTTCCTTATTTCTTCTTTTAATTTAGTTTTTGAAGGTAATATATCTCTTTTCATTTCAATGATATTATGTTTCTCTACTGCATATATACCTAACTTTACATGTTCCTTTGCAATATCAAATAATCCTTTAAGCTTCTTCTTGTCCATCTGGTATACTCTGTTGTTTATTATTACTTTCTTCATCTAAATCTCCTCCTACAAAAGGTTCCTCCATAGTAATAATTCCATTTTGCTCTTTTATTCTTTTAACTTCTTCTTCTTTCCATTTATCATCTTTACTATCACCCCACATTTCCTCAACCTTTGCTTCTATAGACATTGGTGTATTTGGATTAGATAGTGTTTCAACAACTGCTTCAAATGAAGGTGATGCATATTCTCCAAAACTTATTTCTACTTCTAAATCATTAATACTTTGGTTTAAAGAAGAATCATAAGCCTTAAATATTACATCAACTAATCTAGGTAACATTTCAGTTAATGCATCTATAATAGCTTGTCTTGAATAAAGGGTTGTCTTTTCTTTTTCTCTTTGAGCTTCTGCATTATCTAACTTTTTATTATCAATTCCTAATGTTGATGGAGAAATTAATCCTTGTAAACATAGATCTAAAGCTGTAACGTAAGTTTGAAGATAAGATTCTGTTGGTATACCTGGTTGTTCAGTAATGATTTTACTATCTGCATTTTCCTTCATACTCTTATCTGTTTGAATAAACCTATTATCAAAGTAGTTAGGCTTCATTATTTCTCCAGTCTTAATATCTCTAGGCAATAAATCATCTGGTATATATGTTTTTGCTCTTCCTGCTCTTAATGCATCTATCCATTGACTCCAAGTTTCATCTAAACTATCAAAGTTATCTGTTTTACCATCAAATATACTTTGTCCTCTACCTTCCCACTTTTCTGATTCATATATCATAAATGGAACTGCCATATTAAAACTCTTATCAAAAGTTACATCTGCTAAATCACTTGTTTGTGGAATAGTATTCAATGATACTTCGTTATTATTTATGAATAGTTTATATGTTATATATCCATAACCGTAAGTTTCTTTTAAGTTATACACTCTTGTTTTATGTTTATAAGCAGTATTAAATATAACTTCTTTCATACGCCCTCTTTCATATACCATTTCAATATCATCACCATCATAAAACTCTATAATAGGATATTTAGATATATTGGAATCAAATGATATCTTAAAAACACCATCACCAGCTACTAAAACTTTCTTTGTTGATTTATCTAATAATTTATAAAATTTATTTTCCTTAACTATAGCTTCCCATGTTTCATTTAAACTTCTATCTTCAAAATATATATCATTTAAATCTGTTAATGTAATATCAGCTAATTTATTAACTATTATTTTAGGTAGTCCAGTATGTATTTTTCTTATTTCCATACCTACTGTTGGAACACTCCCCCAAAATGAGAAATTATTATTTTGCAACTGCTTATATAATTGCTCTAATTCATAACTATCGCCCCTGTACCAAATCTTATTTTTAAATACATTTGTTTCATAGTTCATACTTTCTTGTATATTAAAATTAGTTGTTTGAGCTTCTTGTATTCTTAAAAAGCTTCTCATAAAATTCCTCACTTTCTCTGTTATCTTCATTTTTCACCTCTATTCACTCCATATAACGTTTTTTATTATTCAATAACATTTTATACCTTTTAATCAAAACTAGCCTTAATTTTGATTGTAAAGCCATATATCATATGTAATTTTATTTCTACTCATAAATTTATTTTTAAGCTTTTTCTTTAATTTTAAAAACTGCGTAGAATAACGAAAAAACGCAGTTTTATTTTAATGTCGCTATTTTACTTGCTTTTATAAAAGTATAAATATTACTTTTCACATTTTACGCAGTTTTATTATGATAAAACACGCATTTTTATGGAAAATAAGCTATTTTTCTTTTTTAAATATCATAAATTATTTGAAATTCCTATGCGATTTTTATAAGGCAACCAACTATATTGAGTACTGTTAACCATATGGTCATTTGCATCTTCTGGAGTATTATCTTTACCCTCCATCCAGCTATATGTTTCTAATTCAGATATATAATTTACACAATGGTTTAAAATCTTATATTGATTATGAGCAAACCAACCTAATTGAAGGATAATTCTATCTATAATCATTGTTTTTTTCCATGCATTATTAAAGTTATATACTGTACCATTTAATCTTTTATATTTAGCAAACTCTGTTATAGTAGCCTGGTCTGCTGAATCTATAAATACATCTTTAGCAAATCCCCATTCTTTTCTATTTCTCTCTAAGAAATCTATAAAGTTCTTTACCGTATCACTTGGAGCTATAGGTATATCTAAATTAGCATTATTATATACCCTTTCATCTAGTACAAAGCAATTACCTTTATTAGTAATACCAATAAAACTCATTGATATTGTATCAGGACTATTACTTGAATAAGCTGTATCTAATCCAGCACTAAATATTTCAAACCATTCTGTTTGTTGTCTATTACTTCTATCTCTAATAAACTTTTTAGCATACTCTTTACTAACAACATGATTCTTTCTTTCAAAGTTGCTAAATATAATTCCTGTTGCTCTTCCTCTTAGACCTAATATCTTATTTTTATAAAGCTTAGTACCTTTGGGAGCACTTAACTTTTTCTTTTCAATATCTTCTTCACTTAATGATGCATTATCATAAAAAGAAAAGAACCAGTATGTCCAGTTTGTTTTTTCCTCACTGTTCAACTGCTCCATTATTTCTCTTGGTACATCATCTTTATATTTTTCTAATGGTCTAGCACAATTTATAAACTCTTTATAGATTGGTAAGTTTGGATCATCTGGATTGAGTGTCATCATCAAGTAATCATTTCTTGTACTTATTTCTCTAACAAACTCAACATTTGCTGTATTAACCTCATCTATAAGAACACATCCAAATTGTGAACCTAATGCCATCTTCCATTTTTCTTTATTATCATAACCTAAAATATATATTACTTTTTCACCATTTGGTGTGGTATATCTTATATGTGGTATCTTATCATCTTTATCACCATTACCGTTATACTTTACAAACTCCCCAAATACATCAGTAATCCCATATTCCTTTTGTATTATATTCTTTTCAGCTTTTTTTATTTGTAAAATGGCATTTTTGCAAGTCTTGTAAAATTAACAAAAGAGGAGATAGGAGGAGCTCTATTATGATGAAGTATTTACAAAAGTTGGGTAAATCATTAATGCTTCCTGTTGCATGTTTACCAGTAGCTGCAATTCTTATGGGGATTGGATACTGG